CGTACTCGGTCGCCTCGCGCAGTGAGGGGAAGCTGTCCCACTCACCGTTGGGCAGGGTGACATCCCACTTCGGCTGCTTGCTGGCCCGGTCCACGTCGATCGAATAGATCTCACCGGTCTCGGGGTGCTCCAAGACGAAGTGACCCTGGCCGTGCTTGACCGCCTTCACCTCTTCCGGCAGGCGCGGCTTGACCAGCGCGCCTTCCTCGAACAACTCCGGGTCGACCACTCGGCCCGGCGCCTGCTGCTTCAGGGCCAGGCGCTTCGCCGCTGCGTCGCGCGCCGCCTGGGTGGCCGACTCGCTGACGGTGCGTGGCCCCATCTTCAGGCGTGCCTTGGCATCCTGCACGACAGCCATCCGTCGCTCGAACTCATCGGCCGGGAGACGCGCCTCGTACTGCTCGGTGATACTGCGCACGGAGCGGCTGTAGTCCGCCTCGATCTGGTTGCGCTGCCGATTCATCTCGCCCGGCGGCTTGTCCTTGCCTGACTTCAGCTTCAGGTCTTCGAGTGCGCTGTCCCTGGCACGAGTCGCCTTGGCCAGACGCTCCTCGTACTCCTTGGGCGTCATCGAGCCCTCGTAGCGCAGCTTGTGGAGCAGCTTCTCTTCGGCCTCCAGCTGACGTGCCTTCTCCACCTGCTGACGGGAGTGGGGACGAGGCACCTCGGCTGCCTTGGCGGCGAGTTCCTGCTCGGCGGTACGCACCTGGTTGGTGCTCTCCGTCGGCCAGGTCTGGCGCCCTACCTCCGGGCCGGAGCGGACGATCGACTCGCGCTGCTGGGCACGAGCATCACGACCAGCCCGAGCAGCCTCGACCGCAGCGCGCTCCTCCTTCGTCGCGTTCTCCAACTCCACCGCGTAGCGCGCCTGCTCCTTGTTCCAGTTGTCCATCTGCACATAGGGGTGCAGGTTGCCGTGCGGACTCATCCGATCTTCGATGACACGGATGCGCGACTGAGCGTTGGCCCAGTCCATCCACCTCTGCCACTCGGGGTTGATCGTCGACTTGGTCAGCGCCGGGCGTTGCACACCGTTGACGTTCATCCAGGCGGGGACGTTCGGGTTGTCGAGGAACTTCGGTGGCGCGTCGGTCGGTCCGTCGTACGCGGCGACGAGTGCCTTGGCCTCCTCCAGTTCCCGCTTGGCTTCGCCGTACGTGCCCTTCTGGTGGAGCACGTCCTTGATCTCGACCTTGCTCGGGTCCAGCCACACGGTGACCGGGTGCTCGGTGGTTCCCAACCGACGCCCACCGGTGTGCGTCATCGCCACGTAGCCGTCGTCGCGCAGGCGCTTGTTGAGTTCCCAGGCGAACTGGTCAGCCATCTCCTTGCTGATGAGGTCGACGTTGGGGTCGGCAGCCTCCTTCAGGAGGCCGATGAATGCGAGCATCGCATCCTCGCCCGTCGAGTTGCCGCCAAGGCCATCGACCACGGTCTTCTGGAAGCGGTTGAGCGGGTCGGTCAACAGGCCGTTGGCGTTGTACGGAGCGATCTCGCGCTCAACGATCTCCATCATGTGATGACGCAGGTTGTAGTCAACCTTCTTGTCGAGATCGAGCTTCGGACCCTTCGGCCCCTCCATCCGGTACACCTCGTTCGATGGAGCGAAGGTGTCCGCTTGTCCCTTGATCCGGCTGTAGTCGATGCCCAGCTTCTCGTTCTCCGTGGTGTACGTCCCCGGACCGATGAGGTTGCCGGTCGACTTCCCCTTGTCGTCCTCGAAGAGGCTGACCCGAGTCGACGTGCCGTGGAAGTACTGCGGCGGATCGACCTCCTTCAGGTGCTCGGCCAGGGCGTAGTCGTGCGCCGCTTCGAACGACAGCGTTGCTGCCTTGGTCTCACCATCGGGACCGACTACGCGCCAGCGCGGCTGGCTGACCTTGCGCGTGCGCTGACGCATCGGTCCGGTGTCGCGCACCTTCAACAACGACGTCTCCGGCTTGGTCGGCTCGATGCGCCAGTTGCCCACCTTGTACCGACTGCGCCCCGCCTTGTCCGTCCCGTTGTGCTGGACGAGATCGCGGGCCGGGTCCTTGGCCGGGTCCCAGCCGACACGACGCAGTGCATCACGTGCCGTCTCGACCTCGTCGATCAGCTTCTGCTCGGAGCGCCGGATCTTCCCGCCCTTGGTGAGCAGCCGACCATCCTCGCGCGACGACTCCAACGCACGGATCGCCTCGGTGTAGCGGTCCTTCATCCGCTGGTACTCGGGGTGCGACTTGAAGCCCGTCTGCTCCATCGCCCTGTTCAGCACGTCCGGCTGGGACGGCTCGGGCTTGGGGACCGTCTTCTCCTTGGCGGCGAGCGCGGCCTCCTTCTCCGCCAGGTCGCCGTTGATCCACGCCCGGCGCTCCTCGATCTCCGCCCGCAGCCGGGAGCCGACGTTGCTGACGTGCTCCTCCAGGTCGGCACGGACCTTGGTCAGCTTGCGCAGTTCGGCAGCCAGTTCGTTGTCGACCTTCTTCGACTCACGTGTGATCTTGCCGTTCCACACCCGGTTGGTGTTCGACAGTTCCTTCTTCAGGAAGGCGATGTGATCGTCGACGTTGGCCAACACCGTGACCAACTCGTCGGCGTCGTCGCTGGTCATCTTGCCGAGCTTCAGCTTGGCGCTCTTGGCGTACTCCTGGTACTTCTCGATCTGCTTCTGCAGTGCCTTGATCCGCGGGTTGCCTGCCTTGGCCTCGTTGCGCAGCCCCTCGCCCCACGTGCGGCGCAGGGTGCTGGCATCCTCCTGCGCCTTCTCGTACACGTCGCTGGCGTCGTTGGCGAAGTCCCGGCGCCACTGCTTGCCCGCACCCTGGACGTCCTCGGCCAGCTGCTCGGTCAGCTTGACGTCCTTCTCCTTGCGGAAGTACTCGCTCGTCGGCTCGGCCGGGGACGGGGCGATGTCGTCCACCCCAGTGCCGGATTTGTAGCCCTCGGCGGTGACGTCGGTGACGCGGCGGGCGTAGGGCCGCTGGGCCAGCGTCTCGTTCATCTTCTGGTACTCGTCCCACAGCAGGCCGTCGAGCGTGCGGACGAACGGGGACTTGGTGTTGGCCAACTGCTGGCGGGCGAAGTGCGCGCCCGCATCGTTGGAGATCGAGTCGAGGTACGACTCACCGATCGTCTTGATGTCGGTCGAGTAGAAGTCGCCCTTCCACTCGGGGAACGCCTCGTGCATCGCCTCGTTCTTGGCGGCGACGCTGTTGCCCTTCAGCTTGACCTTGCGCCCGGCGAAGTCGAACTCGGCCTCGGCCACGCCCTCGGGCAGGCGCAGCTTGCGCGACTTGTCGATGTAGTGGCTGGCTTCGAGCAGGTCGTCCTTGACGATGTCGTTGGCCCGCATGAACGACTGGACGAACGGGTCGTCCGGGTTGGCCAACATGAACCGCCGCCACTCCGAGTCGAGCGTGTGCGGCAGGTAGGTGTCGGCGTCGATCGACGAGACCAGCTTGCGGCCGGTCAGCTTCTCGTGCTCACCGATGATGTCCTTGAACAGCTGGTTGACCCGGTTGCCGTTGGGCGACGTCTCCGCTTCCTGGACCAGCTTGGCGATCTCCGCGTCGCTGTACTTGTCGCGCAGTTCACGGATGGTCTTGCTCAGGTACGTCTTACCCCTGGCCTTCATCACGTTCTTGCCGATGTCCAGCTGGTTACGCACGAACACGTTGTTCAGCGCGAGCTCGGCATCCACCTCGGACGTCCCCGCCCGACGCATCGCTGCGTACGACGACTCCTGTCCCTTGGGGACCCGCATGTTGCGGACCTTGTTCCAGGTGCCTTCCTTGGGCAGCTTGTCGAGCAGGTCGCTGGTCTTGGCCCGGCGCGCACCGCCCGCGTCCTTCCACACCTGACGCAGCGCCTCGCTGCCGGGCAACTCCACGCCGATGCCGCGCACCGAGATGCCGCCGGTCTTCACACCGAGGTCAGCCTTGGCTGCCGGGGACATCGACTCGAAGCCGCGCTTGATCCCCTTGCTCACCTCGCCCCGATGCTTGCGCCACAGTTCGGGGTTCTCCGTCGCCCACTCCGAGGCGAGGTTCATCCGCTCCTGCAGGTTCTTCGGCAGCGGGATCTCCGCCTCGGGCCGACCGACACGAGGCCGGTGGATGTCGTCAGCGAAGCGGGCCTCGGCCGAGCTACGCCCTGCAGCCTGGCGGGCGATCTCCTCCTCCGCAGTACGCACGCCGGTCGGCAGCGCCGAGGCCGAGCGCTCCAACGCCTCAGCTGTCGCTCGCTCCGACGTCATCAGGGCGCGCTGCGCCTCCGGCAGGGCCAGTCGTTCACCACGACCGATCGCCTTCAGCGCATCCTCGGCAGCGATGGCCGGACGGGTGACGGTGCCCCCGCCTTCGAGCAGCATCAGCGGGTCGTTGAGGATGTCGGCGCCGAGGCCCTGGAACCTGTTGCCCCACTGGTTGCCGGTCGACGTCTGGATCTGTCCGTGGCCGAAGTCGCTGCGCGGGGCCAGCCGCTCCAGCACGCTGCGCTTCTCGGCCCGCGCCTTCTCTGTGTCGACACCCACCGGGGATAGCGGGATCACCTTGGCCAGGAAATCGAGGGCGCGCATCACCGGCTGGGCGTTGCCACTGTCGTCCTGCACGCCGAACGGGTCCTCCAGCGCCTCGGCCATGCCACGCGGCAGGTGCGAGGACAGTTCCTCCTTGCCGACAGCGATGGCCTTCATCGGTACCGACAGCACCTCGGCCGGGGCCAGAGCCACCTTGGTGATCGGGTTGTCGATGACCGAGGCGATGCCCTTCTTCCACCACGGCAGCTTCTTGTACGCCGCGTCCTGCGCTTCCTTCTGCGCCTTGGCCGCAGCCTCCTGAGCGCGGGCTTGGGTGGCCTTGTCTGATTCAGCTTGGACGTATGGGTCAAGAGCACCCCACCGACCAGCAAGCGCGGGCGTTGCCTTGCGCCCCGCTCGCGCTTGCTGTGGGGTCGGGCGAACTGGGGCTGGGGCCGGGCGTCCGGTGAAGCCAGCCGGGAGTTGCCGAGCCGGAGAGTAGATCTGGATCTGGCCCGGCGTTGCCATTACCTGTAGATCCCCGCCGTGCGGGCAGCCATCATCCGACCAGCGAGCGTGTCACTCAGCGGGGTGCGCCCGGTCGAAGCCAGGCCCATCATCCGCGCTCGTGCCAGCTGTCGCTGCATCGACGTCTCGCTGGAGTTGCTCGCTGCCTGGATGCCGGGGACGGTCTTGGCCGCAGCCTTGCGGGCCATCTCCACCCGCTGCCTGGCGGGCACCAGGTCGGCCGCAGTGAACACCTTGCGGTCGCTGCCGACTTGCGCCAATCCGGGGATCAGCTTCTCCAGCACACCGAAGTCCATCCCTGGCACCGTCGCACCAGGCGCACCGAAGTCGAAGTTGGTGTCGGCCGTGATCCCCGCACCCATCTTCACGCCAGGCTTCAGCTTGGTCGACGTGACCCCGTCCTTGGTGGTGTTCTCGACCGACCAGGTCTGCCCACTCGGCTGGGTCTGGTTGATCGACAAGCGGGTCGGGTTCCCTTGCTTGTCGATGTCCATGTACCAGTGGGCGGGGATGGTCTTCATCGGAGTGGACGGCTGACCCTTGGCCTTGGCGTCCTCGATCTGCTGCTTGACCACCTCGTAGTTGACCGGCGGGGCGTACAGCCCACCCGGCTGCATCCCCATCCCGTTGATGATCGGACCAGGCATGTTGACCGACCGATCGGGGACGACGACCGCACCCTGCATCGGGTTGTTCGGGTTGTACGCCTCCTTGTCGACCACCTGATGCTCCGGCCACAGGTTCGCCTTCGTCGCCTGGTTGTACGCCTTCTCCAGGATGTCCATCTGACTCTGCGCTCCGCCGAGTTCGTCACGTGCCTTCTGGTTGGCGGCGAGCGCGTCCTGGCGAGCGAAGTCCTCCTCCATCCCTTGGCCCCGGTACTGCCACGGAGCCACGGCGTCCTGCATCGAGGCGATCTGGTCGGGGTCGCTGTACTGCTTGTTGGCGTAGGGCAGTCCGTACTTGTCGAACCACTCCATCGTCGGGGTCTTCTTCTCCTTGGCCCCGAGGTAGCTCAGCCCGGTGACCGGGTCGGTGTAGCCAGCGACCGGATCATTGGCCAGTTCCTTCTGCCACCCACGAGACACCTCGTCGACGTCGGAGAGATCGAACGAGTTGGCCACACCCTGCGCCGTCGACAGGTCCTTGTTGATCGGCTTGACCGTCGGGTTGGCGCTCTCGCCCTGCGTCTCGTAACGCGGGGTCAGCGAGCCACGCAGTTCCTCACGCAGCTGCAGCGCACCCTCGTCGGCATCGTCGGGCGTCATCACCGCCTTCAGCAGTGCGCCCTTGGCCTGGCTGGCGGACATGCCTCCGCCGCCGTAGTCCTTCGGCAGCATCTGGCTGGCCATGAACCCTTCCCACCCGCCAGTGTTCGCCAGGCTCTGCAGCTGGCGGAGACCGGTCGGGGTCACCGGGTTGCCCTGCGGCTCGTACGACGGGGTGAACGCAGTCGGAGCGAACTGTCCGGCGATCGCGGCCAGCATGTTGTCGGTGCCCAGGCTGAGTTGATCCTGGAACAGGTTGGTCTGCTTCTGAACCTGCTCGGTCCCCGACGGCTGGATGATGCCCTTGGAGTTGATGACCGGCGGCGGCGACAGCTGGTCAAGCAGACCGAAGCCCTGCTGATTGATCTCCGGCTGGAAGCCACCGACCGAGTTGCCAGCGATGGGCTGGTTCGCATCACCCAGGCCGAAGTCGAAGATGATCTGCTGTTGTGTCTGCGGGTCCTGCTGGTTGAACCACTGTCCCCACTGGCGAGTGCCGGGGGTCGGCATGTCTTCGGGCCACATCGTCGCCTCCTCAGACGTTCGTCGACATCGGTGTGCCACCCTGGCTCAACAGTGCCTGGATGTCGGGGACGCTCAGGCCACCCTGGATGATCAGCGGCAGCAGGTTGCCCATCACCGACGAGAGCATCGCGTTCGTGTACTGGTTGTTCGTCGAGTAGTTGCTGTCCGACAGCTGGTTGGCCCGCTGCCAGTTGGCCTGGTTCTCGGCCAGCTGACCCTGGTAGTTCTGGTCGTAGATCTGCGCGGCGCGATCGTCCCAGCGCTGCTGCCACTGGTTCTTCGCTGCGCCCTGCTGCAGCCCGATGCCGGTGTCTCCCTGCAGCTTGGCCATGTCGTACATCCGGCCGGTGTTGGCCTGGTCCTGCTGGTTGGCGTAGCGACGGTTGGTCGCATCCTGCGCCTGGTTCTGCCCGAGGATGCCGAGCAGGTTGCCGAACGCCCGGTCCGCTCCGGCTGCCTCGCCCGCTGCGCCCTGAGTCATCTGTGGGCTGGCGCCCTGCGAGGCGAGCATCCGCTGGATGGCGTCGGTGGACTGGCCGGGCGCCTGACCGAAGTTCGCCGTCTGCTGCGTGGCGTACGGGTTGTTGGCGTAGTTGCGATCCATGAACCCGCTCAGCGCCTGGTACGCCTGGTCGCTCTGCGCCCGATCGTTGGTCACCGCTTGGCCCAGCTGGTTGCGCAGGTTGTCGTACATCGACGTGTCGAAGGCGGAGATCTGTGGACCGGCGTAGTCCGGGGCGTCGAATGCCGGACCTGCCTGCTGTGCGCCGGGACGGGCCTTGCCGAGTAGCTCCCACATCTTGGCCAACTGGTCCTGGTTGAGCATCGGGTTGGCGGCACCACCACCGCCACCACCGCCACCACCGCCACCTCGACCACCCGAGCCACCGCCGGAGTACACGGGCTTCAGCCTGTTCGTCGGCATCCCACCACCGCCGTTGCCCTGCGCGGTCATGTACGCGTAGATGTTCCGGTTGACCTCACTCGGGTTGCGCGCATCACCGATCAACCCAGGGTTCTGTGCGGCGATGTTGCCCGACGCCGTCCCCGGCTCCAGCCACGAGCCCGACTCGCCGGTCCAGTTGCCGGTGCCGTAGCTCGGCACGTTGCCCGACTGGCGGTTGGCCTTGGCCGTCGTCGTTGTCGATGGCTTCTTCGGCAGCTTGCCGCCCCATCCGGTACCACTCATCAGGTCCCCCCGAAGTACGGGCGCAGTGCTTCGAGGCCCTGCGCTGCGCGAGCAATCGCGTTCTGCTTCTGCGTCTCCATGTCAGCCAGGTTGTACTGCAGTCCGGACGACAGGTTGGCCTGGTTCAGGTCGAAGCCCTGCAGTTCCTGGGTCAGGTCTTGCTGGCCGCGCATGTAGTTCTGCGCGTAGTCGCCCAGGTAGTTGCTCATCGACTTGTTCATCGTCCCCGAGCGCACGCCACCGCCGGACAGGCCACGCTGACCGAACCCGGCGTACGCGCTAGGCAGGGACCGGTTGAAGTTCTTGGTCAGGTCACCGAGGTTGCGGCTGCCACGCTGCTGGGAGAGGAACCTGCCGTAAGCGTTGGTCGCGGAGTCGGTGTTGAACTTGTAGTTGAGGGCATCCGAGCCGCGCTGATAGGCCCCTGTGTCGACCACTCCATAGCCTTCGAGGCTGGCCATCAGCGGCACCTGATGATGTACGGGATCGACAAGAACGGCGGCATGTTCGTTCCCGTCGGAGCGACACCCGCCTGCGCTGAGGAGCCGTTGAACGTCGGCGTCTGAGACGAGTGGGTGTGGTTGGAGGAGACGCCACCGGTATTAGCGGTGAACGCGTGGAGGTGGTCGGTCACCGAGTGGGTGTGTGCCCCGGCAACAGAGGTCGACGGGACGAAGCCGTAGGCGTTCTCCTCGCCCAGGTCGATCCCGGCCGACGGACTGGCTCCGAGGCCATCGACGATGAAACCACTCGATCCGGAGAGCGCGACGACGTGGCTGTGATCACCGTTACTGCTCGTTCCCAAGGCGCGGTCGGATGCACCGGTCATCGCGCTCACCAGGTGGGTGTGGTCGGCGCTGATGAACCCGGTGTTGTTCGCCGCGTGGGTGTGGTCGATCGAGTGGGTGTGCGCCGGGAGCGACGAGTTGGCGCTGCCGCCGGTCGCCCCGACCGCATGGGTGGCGTCCGGACCGAGGGGGAACTTGCCGCCCATGTTCGGGGCGTTGAACGAGCCGCCCGAACCGCCCCAGGTGTAGCCGATCACGGCGAACAACTCCGGGTACGTCGCGGTCTGCAGCGGTGCCCCGTCGCACAGCAGCCACTTGCCGTTGCTCGGCGGAGCGGCCGCGCCCCACATCATCACCAGGCCGACGGGGATCACTTGATCGACGTACTGCTTGGGTGCGGCATCGAGGTTGGCGACCGGGTCACCGACCAGCTTCAGCTGGGCACGCATCGCCACGGTGCCATCGCGCTCGATGACCTCTTGGTTGATGTGCTGCTCGACCTTGGTGAAGTTGGCCTCGACCGGTTGGGCGTTCGCTGGCGTCAGGTTCTGGATGTCGTACTGAAATTGGATCTTGCTCATGTGCGCTCCCGGCGACCGATCGGCTTGATGACCACTGCGTCCACTCCCCACTTGCGTCGCGGCGTGTTCGGGGAGCGACTGAACCGCATCTGCACCGCCGAGGCGATCCCCATCGAACCGCCGCGGATCATCACCGAACCGATGTGCTCGGTGCCCCAGTTGGCACCACGCGGGTCAGCGGCACCGAGTTCGGTCCAGTCGAACCCGTGATTGGCCACGTCGTCCGCACCGCCCGCCGTCCAGTACGCCGAGCCCAGCGAAGGAATAGTGATCGTCCTGGTGCGCCGAGCGAACGTCTCGTCATAGTCGTGGAACGTCTCGATGATCACCTCGGTGTCACGCGGCACGCGCGGGCAGATCATCCGTGGCCGCTTCCACGACTTCTTCGTGTCCGGCTGATTCATGTTCATCCACGGCGTGCGGTAGAAGCTGTCGAACTCCTCGTGGTCGACCGTCTGCAACAGGTCGTCGTAGCTGTCCTCGATCGCGTCGAGGGTGACGGCGATGGCCATGTCCTTGGCCCACATGAACCCCAGCGGGAAGGTGGCGTTGACGTCGGAGCCATCGACCACCGGAGCCACTGCGCCGTGCTTCGACACGTACATCGTCCACGCGCCCTGACCGACGTCGGGATCGGCAACGAACAACGTCACCGGCCACGTCGTCGACTGGCCCGTCGCCCGGCGGGAGTGACGGCCCTTGGTCGTCGGCGCTACCGGAGGTGTGCGCTGCAGCACCGAGTCCTTGACCCACGGCGTACTGATCCACAACCGTCGCCCGGCCCAGGAGACGAACACGTTCTCGTAGGCGGTGATCTCCTCGAAGGCCGGGCTGAGGTTCTCCGACAGGTGCGTCGGTGCCTCTCCCGTGTAGCCGTAGATCCCGCCGACGTCGTTGGCCGAGTAGAAGTACACCGCCGTCTCCGACGCGGTGATCGCCGTCGAGCACGGCGCACCGATCCAGGCGGAGACCTTGGTCAGCTGCCACGACTCGCTGTCGTAGCCGTACAGCGCCCACAGGCTGTTCGTCTTGAAGATCAGCAGGTGGTCGCGGAACGACAGCAGGCCGGTGATCTTCCCGCCACCGATCTCGATGTCGAGGTAGTCCTCGTCACGCCAGGCATCGGGTCGGTTGGGATGCGACCAGCGGATGCGGTTGGGGTGGGTGGCCCCGGCCTCGAAGATGTTGCCGATGAACATGTATCCGGCGTGGCCACGGATGTGTTGGGCGGGCGGCATGACGTTGAACGTCGG